CATCGAGTTTAGTAACGTGCTCACTTACGTTAGATCTGTCTGCACGAAGTTCTTTAACCTCTTTTGCTACTGCTTGAGTAACAAAAGTGTCAAGAAGTTTAGCATGTTCACTAATGGCTTTGTGATACTTGACTCTGTCTTCTGCTAGGGATGATTTCTCAACAGCAATTTCGGCAACCTCTGCTTCAACTTTTTCTGTAATGAAGTTGTCTACTGCACTTACGATCGCTGATTTATCATGATCGTATCTTTGAGCAAACTCTTCTCTAAGTTCCGCGGTGATTTCCTCTCTTGCTTCAGAGATTTTACCTTCCCATGCTTCTTGAAGTCCTTCTTTAACTTCTTCAGTTAATTCTGTTCCTTCAAGTAGGTCGTTAAATGTCACTGCCATAGTAGTTCTCCTACTTCTATATTTTTAGTTCTTTAATGAAACCCTGTATGGACTTCAATAAATATTTTTCTGCACTTTTATCGTGTGTAACAGACGCCGCGATATCGTGTAATACCGCACCGCCTCTCATGTTAAATAAACTTTCATAGATTGTCTTTGGGTAGGCATCTGGTGCACTTGGTTGTGCCACAATGTCTATTGTAACTATATCAAAATCGGATACACGCCCACTTTCGTTAACGTTTCCGCTTCCTCTACTAGATACACCAAGTTTTGCTCCTGCCTTTAATAATGCTTTAGCAATATTTCCCATTGGGGTCTCTATTATTTTTAACTTTCCTAAACCATTTGAGTCATCACAATGCATATCTTGTATTATGTGACTTACTCGGTCTAAATTTATCTGTAGTTCTTCTGGATGGTCTAATTCGCCCATCACAGTTTCACCGTTAGTTAACCTGGTTCTAACACTTTCAACGGCTTGTTTTATTTCACCTTTAGGATAAATCCTTCCATTTTGATTTTTTACGTCACCTTGGATAAAAAGACCTGCTAAAAACAGTTCTTTTCCATCCTCAGATTCCATAAGGGTCATTTTGGAATGCTCTGGTCCTAAATATTCGTATAACTTTCTAATTGCCGCCATATCTTTCCTTTAAAATTTTAACTAAAAAAACGTTTATGCTTTCTTAGGTTCTACTTTAATGTTGTCTGATGGTGTGTTATCTGCAGGACTATTGTCTCCTGAATCGCCGTCACCGCCGTCTTTATTGTCTATGCCGCCTTTGGCGCCATCTACTTTAAAGGTCTTTTTGGGTGAAGTTGTTAATGGTGAATCACCATTATCTGATTCAGGTGCTTTTGGATCTGCAACGTTATCTTGAAGTTTAGTTGCTTCTTCAACAACTTCTCCAGTGCCTTCGTCTAGATCGTATTCTACTGATTCAAGATCCATTTCATCGTCCATATCTGCTATTTCTGAATCCATTTCAACTTCTTCAGCATCATCACCTTCTACGCCTTCATCATCAGCGAGAAGTTTTTCAAATTCTGCTTTAAGGTCTTCAAGTTCAGATTCTAAATCGTCGACTTTATCTTCTAAGTCGCCTTCTTCTTCCTCTTCACCGACTTCATCTGTTTCGATTTCGTCTTCATCTGCAAGGATGTCATCTTCAAAGTCATTTGATTGATCAATAACTTCGTCAACTTCAGGTGTTGCATCTGCAAAAACAGTTTCTTCTACAGCCTCTTCATCGGATTCTTCAGCCTCTTCAACTGCTTCTTCTTCTGATTCTTCTGATTCTTCTACTGCTTCTTCTGGTTGTTCTTTTGTTTCTTCTTGGACTTCTTCATCGATAACTTTTTCATATTCTGATCTTGCTTTCGCAACAACATACTCATGAAGTGCCTCTTCGGCTTTATCGTTTTCTTCTGAAAGGAGAAGTTCAAGAATATTTTCTAATTTACTTCTTGATTCTGACATTGTGGCCTCCTATTTTTAAGAATCTGCGGGCATAACTCTAAAGTGTAACGTTCCGCATTTAATATTTACTTTTATAGTGGTGTTTTATAGGTGAAAAGGTGTGTTTTTGACTCAAACTGTGTCGACTTGTATTTAAAGTGCGCCTGTTTGTTCGGTGGGTGTAGCATACATCATTTTAACAAACTTCTTATGCTCTAGGTCTTCTGCCTTCTTTATTTCTCTTACTTTGCGTAATTTATTTATTTCAGACAACGTAAATTTTACTTTTCTGGTATCATCTTGAGTCGTTTTGATATACTGATCAAGTTCTGGGTTGTAAAATTCGTTTAATCTCATTATATTCCGGTTCCATCATCTATTACTGGTTCACCTAATCCTGCTCCAGGCAATGGTGCTCCGCCTATATCAGTATTTATCTGTTCTGGTGCACCTTCTAATCCCATAACGTCTTGTTCTGGTAATTCTGCATCTGGATTTGAATCTATTTCTGTATTTGGTCTTACTCCAATATTTTTAAGGTCTATATCTTGAGAATTGTCTTGGAATTTTTCGTAATTGTTTTCTGCTCTCCACAGTTCTTCATTTTTCTTAATTTCTTCTTCTGTTAAACCTAAGTATTTTTGTAGTTTAAATTGATTACTCATATAAGGTATTTGAGCAATTTGGTTATATAATTGTGCTCGTTCAGTTTCTAATGCAAGTGATCTATAACTACTAAAACTCATAGGTTTATTAAATTCTAATTTAAACTGGCCGTTGTCTATGTCAATACCTCTGTATTTCATAAACATTTTAAATTCATGGTCTAAATCTTCTTGTATTTGTTTTTGTAGTCTTTCAACATATTTTGCAAATCTATATTCTTGAATATATGCAACGCCAACTTTACCATCATTATACATAGCAGATCCATCGTCTGGACCTGTTGGCAAATAACTAGCAGGTATTCTTAAACCACGTAATAGTTTATTATTAAAGTATCTTAAGTCATCAATTTGTCCTAAGTTCTCACCACCTGGTAGTGTATCAACTTTAGAACCTCTGCCTTCTGCTGTTTGTGCAAAGAAGTAATCCTCAAGCATACTCATTGGGTTATAAGCCGAATCTGCAACACTACTGCCGTCTGCTTTTTTATTAGGCACACGTTTTTGTTGCACTTCGTATTTTACTTGCTCTAAATACTGTCTTGCTTTATGGGGTGGCATATTACCAACATCAATAAAGAATACACGTCTTTCAGGTGCTCTATGCACCCTGTAAATAATAATTGAATCTTCTAACAGTTCTTTTTGCTTGAATGTTTTATAAATTGGTTCTAAAATACTTACACCAAATGGCCATGCATGATCCATGCCTTCAGTTAAACTAACATGAACAACATGTTTAGCATCTACAGGCACACCTTGGTCAACTCCGCTAATAGCACCTGTTAAGTAGTTACTTGCACTTACACCAACACCCATTCCTGAGTTAAGTCCTGCGCCAGCACCGTATGGCCTACTATGTAGTGGTGCAACGTCTGTTGCTAATTGTTCTGCAAAGTTTGGTTCTAAGTTTTTAATAAAGTAAGTTTCAATTTTCTTACCTTCTGATTCGTTTACAATAACTTTTTCTATATTAGCAGGATCTAACCAAAACAGTTCATATGTTTCTGGATCTCTAATAAAAAATTGGTCTCCATACTTACAAACACTTCTGAACATTCTAAATGCTCTCTTATGCATTTTATTAAGAGAACACCAATTATTAAGTTGTTGTTGAATTATCTTATTTTCAGTATCTGTTGGTGTAGATGTATATTCTACTGTAAATGGAAGACCTGTTGTATCATCTTCTTGTGAGCCGAATTCTCCGATAGTATCTAATGCGGCATTTATCTCTAAATCGTTATCCATTTGATCATACTGAATGTATCTCATCAGTCTGTTTGGACTTCCTGCATAAACTTCAGGTAACCAACTAGCATAACGGCTAGTTGCGGCCCCTGGACCGTCATTTATGTTAGATTCTACGTTTAAAGGTAGACCTGAATTATCGTAGGGTGTAAAATGTTTTCGCCAACTCATAATATTCCTATTAACTTGTTATATATTACACTATTTATCGGAAAGTGTCAACCTAAATATTAGATTTGGTCCGCGATATCCTTAGATACGTTAATATGTTTGGCTAATAGTCTATTATTTTCATTAAGTGCTTGTAACAATTCTGAATTTTTTACATCTTCTTTAATTGGTCGTTCAGTTTCTCCAGCACTTGCAACCTTTGTCAATGGGTCTATAGGACCATCTGCTCCTATCTCTG